GTTGATTGTGTCTTCTTTGATAACTTTAAGGTGCTTAAGACCGATGTTACCAACAAGACCTGATTCTAATAATGCTCCCATTTTAGTATGTTTTGTTTTTTATTTTTATTTATCCAATCTTACTCATAAGATCCTTAATTCTTAAGAACTGAGGAGCTTCGTAAGTTTTATTCTCCATAAGAGTTGCTGATGATCCTGTAGAAACTACTTTGTTAATATTACCAACAGATTCGTTGATAGATTTACTTGGTGAGTTTTCATGACCTAACTCGTCTTTTAGAGTTTTGTATAGGTTTTTAGATTCTTTTAAAGATTCAACACCATCAAATCTTCTTAGGATATTGATTTTTTCTTTTTTAGTTGTTGAATGTTCTGTGAATAATCTTGTAGCGTATGCTAAATTTGAGTTGAATATTGCAACTTCATTCAATTTAGATCTGAAAATGTTAAGTGCTTTTCTGTACTCTTCATTTTTTTCTCTAAGTTGTTTTACTTCTGTTTGTAATGATTCATAAGTTAGGTTTCTATTGTTTGTGATTCCTTTTCTTAGACCTCTTGATCCGTCTTTAGAACCAAAACCATATGTACGTGCAGCTTCTTTAGTTTCTTCTTTTTCGAATTTAGCGTCATCTCTACGTGATTTTGTAGAATCAAGTTTCTTAGAAGCTATTTTACCATGCTTCATAGATAACTTTTCATCTTCTCTATCGTCGTATCCTTGACCTTCTTTTGCTTCCACTTTTTTAGCTTTACCTTCCATGTTTTCACCTTTCTTATACTCGAACTTAGGTTTACCCATACCAACGCCTTTTGTTCCTTGCTTCATTTTCTTTGGTGATTTATATTCTGTTTCACCGTCATATTTGAAGTCAGGCTTTCCCATGCCAACACCCTTAGGTTTGATTGCCATTTTAGCCTCTTTTACTCCGACCCTATTATGGTCGTAAGATTCATCTAATTCATCTTCTTCATACATTTCTGATTCCATTTCAATGTCTAATTCAGAATCCATAGATTGTTCACCCATTTCTGAGTCAACGTCGATTGACATTCCACCCATTGGGTCGATGTCATCATCTTCAGCCATTTCGTCATCCATCTCTATCTCATAAACAATCTCGTCCATTTCATCATTGTCGTATTCATCCTCATCTTCTTCAAGGTGAGTGTCTCCGTCAAATAACTTGTCAACGATCATGTCTACATCTACATCTGAACCCATGTCAGAACCCATTTCAGAATCCATGTCTAATTCCATGTCTTCTTCATCAAGTTCGTCATCCATAGACTCCTCCATTTCTTCTGATTCACCTAATTTAACCAAGTACTCAGCATCCTGATTGTTGTCAGTAATGTGAATATCTTCGCCGTCTTTTTTAACAATGATACCATCTTCTTCACCCATAGCCTTAAAAATTTTAAGTATTTCGTCGTCAGATGCTCCTGTTAAATCGATTGGTTCTTCAGAATCAAATTCGTCAGATGCATCAAGATCCATTTCGATCTCGTCTTCATCTTCGTTATCAACATCCATATCCATTTCTTCTTCATCAGAGTCCATGTCCATTTCAGTATCTAAGTCTAACTCAACCTCATCTTCTTCTTCTTCTTGTTCAGATAGAGATTCTTTTACTAATTGACTGATTTCTTCCTTCATAGTAGAAGCAAGTATTCCTTTTGCATTTTGGGCGATAGCTTCTTCAACATTTCTCATTTGAATAAGCGCCTCTTCAACAATTGATTTATTTTCTTGCATAGAAAAATTTATATTTTATCCTAATAAATAGTGTCTAAATGGAAAAAAATTAAATATGTAGCGTCCACGGTGATGCACCGAAAGAATTTATGGTAGCGCTTTCATGATTATTTGATATCCAAGTTAAAACATTAGTCGCTGAAGAATCAAATATTAAGTAATTTGTTTGGGTTCCTGAGTTAACTAATGATACTGCATATCCTACACCATTAGTGTCATTAACAACTAATTGATTGGTAAATTGACCTAAGGTATAGATAGATAAAGATAAAGAATTTGCTAAAGTTACTCCATCTTCGAAAGTTGCTGATTGAAGAATTTTTCCTGAACCAGAATATGTTAATAGTATATTCATATAGTATTTTACTCTATAAATATATCCAACCAAGCAAAAAAAAAGTGGTCCGAGACCACTTTAATCAATTACTTCATCAATTTTACTTTCAGATACTGAAGTTATTCTCCATTCATGGGAGAACCCTTCATATTTCTTAGTAACCTTTGCTTCTACATCGGTAACAGAAAAACCTTTAACAAGTTTCTCTTCTCTAATTTTTTTAATCTTACCAGAATTTTCATCAGGTAGATCATAAGTAATTTTTGCTACAAAATATTTTTCGTCCATAGTTTTTTATTTGTCCAAATAGTCGGTTAATTTTTTCATTAAATCAATAGACTTACCTGCATCTCCTTGAATAGATCCTGACATTAATTTTTCTTCATCTAAATTTTCTTCATATTTTAATCTATCCTCAGGGTTAGGGAATAAATATGCCCCTGGTGTTGACGGAGATGACACTAAATCGAAACAAATCAATTCAAAGTCATCTTGTACCTCGTTTCTTTCTCCGACCTTTTTTAGGGATCCTACCCCTCTTGAGGATACTCCCATAGTAACACCTTGTCTCATTAGGTTAGCTGCAATGTCTCCTTTAGTTGACACAATACCGCTCTCATGAAATCCTGGTGATGTTAATAATTTTAATTTACCCATTAAGATGTTTCCTTCCCACCAAATATCGGTAATAATATGAGCAACTCTATCAAGATCAATTAGTGATGATTCAGGGTGATTTAATTCTGAAGTAGATAAACCTTTAGATATTGTTTTTTTATATCTGTCAGCTTCTCTTTTTAAGATTCTTTCAGGATAAAATCTTCCGTTTCTATTAGGTGTATTATATTTCTGTAAAACAGCGTAGAATTCAAACGGCTTTTTATAGTCTAACATGTTACTCTCTTTTAGTACAGATTCATTAAGTACGTCCGTAGGAGAAACATATCCAGCGTCCATTTCAATCAAAATTCCTTTTCCTGATTCATTAGGACCAAGTATACGTAATTCTTTCATTTAAAGTTTTTCTATAAATATACTTGCGGTTCTGATTTATCTATATTTCCGTTCTTTGTTAACATAAATTCAAAATAAGGATTACTGTTAAAGTTTTCATTATTAATTTTTTGTACGATTTTTTTAATTGAATCTTTTACTGTCATTGATTTAAAATCTAATTCTGATATTGTAAAAAGATTGATTTCTAAATTTAAGAATGATTTTTTTCCGTAAACAATTCCACTTGTCCTAAGATCAAGATCTACAATTGTTTTGTCCTCAAATAAGGATCTATCAAGATTATTAAATACGGAGTGTTTGATTTGTCTACTGAGGTTACAGACAATCCTATTCCAATTGTCTGATGATATTTTTGGGTTAACCCATGATTGTATGTTTATGTAAATTGATTTTAAATTTTTGGAGTCCACTGTTCCAAAATTAACTTTTAAGGATTCGAAACTGTTTATTCTCGACGTTTTTCCTTTTTTCATTATTTTTCATATTATAAAGTTTATTTGCTTGTATAAACATAAAAAAAATTAATCTGTTTGTCAAAAAATAGAGTTTTTAAATATATGTAATATTATGATAATTGTAGAAATCGGAAAAAATGAAAATTTAGAAAGAGCGCTAAAAACTCTTAAGTCTAAAGTTATTAAAACAAAACAACAAAAGATACTTTTTGAAAGAAAAGAATTTGTGAAGCCTTCAGTTAAAAGGAGAACGCAGAAATTAAAAGCGATTTATTCGCAAAAGATGAAACAGGATTAAATAGATTTTTCTAAAGAACTAATTCTAACATAGTTCATTTGATTAAATTCTTCTCCTTTAATCTTGTCGATAGTTTCTGAAATTTTAGTTTTCAACTCGAATTCACTCTCACTTTCTAAGATAGTTTGTAACTTTGTTATTGCACTTTCTTTTATAGTTGTGTACTCTGTTTCTAACTCTTTTGGATTACTAGTGACAACCCTTAAAAAATCTTTTTTGGTATTTTCATCCATCGTTTCAATGTAAGTCTTTAAAGTTTGATTAGCAACACTAACCATAGATTTTAAAGGAATATTAATAGATTCTTGAATTTTATTTGGTGAAGTTTTTAGTTTGTCAACAATATTTTTCTTGGCCTGAATTCTTTCAGATATATTCAATGTTTTAGTATACACAATCGTATCTAAGTCCGAATAGTTATTACTTATATTTTTAGAACTAAATTTTGGTAATTTTAAAGAACCCAAAATTGTTTGAATTAATTTAACCCCTTCTTCCAAATATTCTTTGGCATCAGATTCAGACATACCCTTTTCAGATGTTAAATCATCATATAAAGAATATAGTTTTGAGATTGATTTATTTGTCAGCACGTTGTGATGAAATTCATTCATCACTTTCTTGAAATTTTTTTGGTCTTTGTACGACTCAATCAAACTCTCTTCTATTATGGATTTTACTTCTCCGAATGTCATTGGGGCTATATTTTTTTAATAAATATTAGGAATTTAATAAGTTATCCAATTCTTTTTCTATTTCTCCCAAAAATTGTTGTCCTTGACTTAAATCCAAAACATTTCTACCCCTAATCATATCATTATCTAATAGAATATTCATGTTATCAAAACGAGATTCTGGTACTGTTTCTGCCGGTGGCGGAGTTTCCCCACCTCCTTCAGGTGGAGCTTCTGGACTTGGAGCTAATTCCTCAGCACCGGCTGAAAATCCTCCACCTAATGGTGGTTCTGTAACTTCACCTTCAGGTGTTGCACCTGCGGCAGTAGAACCTGAAACACTTCCATATAATTTGTCTATATTATCGAATATTCCTGTCTTTTGAATAACTGCAGGTGTGTTCTTAAGTTCTTCACCAACAGCTTTCTCAATTCTTTGTTGTTGTAAATCAACTTTAATTTCTTCATCAGAAAATCCAAGAATATGTTTTTTAGCCCAAGTAGAGGATACAGGTTGTATACCATTTCCAGGGTCTGAAACTGCGTCTTTGTATAGTAATACTTTTTCTTTCCAAACATCGATTTTTAATAAATCTGCCTGAGTAGAAGGATTTGTTAATCCGAGTGTAAAGTTTTGAATTTCTTCTTCAAACCCTAATAAAAATAAATGGATGATAGCAACTTTATTAAGTTCAGCTAACATACTTTTTTGAATTCTATTAATAGTTCTGGCGAATCTAATATCTTGTAATGCCAAGTTTTTACCGTCCCCAACAACTTCTTCAAATCCTAAAAAGGCTTTAGGTACACGAAGTGCGGTTAAAAGTTTCTTTTGAATATATTCAATATCCGCAATTTCTGCTAGGTTTTGAGCTCCAGGTAAAGTATCAATTGGACTTGGTGCTGCCGGATCTCTAACAGGAACAAAATAATCTTGGTCAACCGCCATCTGATTAAATCTCATATCCACATTACCAGTCTTTTGATCAACAACTTGATCTCTTTTAAATTTGTTCGCAACACGTTGTACGTAAGCTTCAACATCGGCATCTTCCATATTACCAACGAATACTTTAAAAATTCTTCTTTCAGGTGCTCTTGAAGTTCTATAGATCAACATCGCATCTTCGGATAATAATAATTGTTTCCAAATTCTTCTTGCCTTTTCTAACATAGATGTACCATAAGGAAGTTTTCTGTCATCACCTAATAATCTAAAGTGAGCAATTTCCCATGATTGAAACTCCATATTTTTATTCTTCCAAGTGAAATGGAGAGCCTTATGTTCTGTTGGATTTTCAATAGATTGAGCTCTTCTTTCGTGCATACCTGACTCAACCCTTTCAATTTCAATATTTGGTAATTGTTGTACACCAACAACACCCTTTTC